TTCGTCTGGTATTTCTTCTGCGTCCTTGAATTCCACTATGCCGTCCACCAGCTCCAGTTTTTCAAACAGAACCGGTGTGAACGGTGTCGACCGTCTGAAGTACAGACCGCACAGGATATCCACTTCGGAGTGCTCTTCCATCGTCTTCAGCATACGCTCAAGGGTATCTGGCGGAAATACCATGTCGGAATCGAGCCATAAGATATAGTCCGCTTCCATCTGGATGGCATATCCAGCCAGTTTATTCCTTGAGTCGTATATAAGGGAACCAATAAGGAAGGACACAACACAATGGTCTGCTTTCTTAAGGGTAGTAAGGCATTGTGCAAATCTTGCACTGACCATGTCCATGCATGGTACTGCAATCAGTATTTTCTTCATGACTATTTGCCTCCACTCAATTAGTCAGTTGCTATTTCGTGATCTTGACGAATGCGTCCGGACCGACAACACCGATGCCGACATATTCACGACCAACGATCTTGATCAGGTCGGCTTCTGCCATTGACAGGTCGTCAAACTTGATCGTGATCTCTTCGCCGTTAGGGAAGTTGAACAGTGCACCCTGTTCAAGGTCGCCTACGATAGCATAAGTCACACCAGTGGTTGCTGCGGAGAATGCCTTGATGCTGTTGTTGAATACTACAGGCAGACCTTCAAACGGATCAACGTCAAACTGTCCAGCGTACTGTGCAGCCTTGAAGGCACCCCAAGTTGCCTTATTCATCATGACGACAGGATTTTCCGCTTCGTCAGAAAGCAGTGACATAGCCTGTGCTACCAGTCCAACACCGATTGTGGTAGATGCGATCTTCGGAACACCGACTGCATTTGTCGTTGCTACTGTTCCGCACGCATCGATTGCAGCGATAAGTGTATCTGCTGCTTTCTTTGCGATCTGATAAGTCAGTTCGTCATAAACGTACTGTAAGAATGCTTCTCCACGAAGGTCAAACAGCTCGTCTGAAATGCTGATCCACTTCTTGATGGATTCTGGAACCATTTCAACGACTCCGATTGTCAGATTTTCTTCTTCTGGCGGAACATTGTCGCCTTCTTCATGAATCGCTGCAGGATCAGCAGAAGCCTCAAATCCGACCTTCAGATTGCCCTTGACATAGGCTTTCTTTACTCTGGAAGTGATGCCGTCCTTTTCCCATGCAGTCTTTACGATGTCATATACCAGTTCAGGTACAGGAACAGTGCCGCCGTTATCGACTGCGTTTTCTGTGAGCAGCATTCTGCATTCTGCATCGTCATTCTTCTTGATGTACTCTGCGAATGCGTTGATGTATTCTTTCGTGTTTCTGATTTCCATATCAGTCATTTTTGTTTCCTCTCTTTTCTCGATTTCGATCGTTTCCTTCTGTGCAATAACGTCTGCCATCGCTCTTTTTTCCTCTGCGATGGCCGCTTCAGCCTTTTCGATCTCCGCCATGATGTTCTGACGTTCTTCCATCAGTTTGTTGCTTCGTTCTTCCAGCTCCTGCGTGGATGCTCTTTCTTCATCCTCGGCTGGCTCTTCCTCTGGCTGATCCAGCTCCGCAACGATTGCCGATAGTTCCTCATCGATAGCTGCAAGCCTTTCTTTGAGTTCGTCTAAAGTCATGCAATTACCTCCATGATTTTCTTCTTCAGTTCTTCCTTGCGTTCAAGATCTCTCCGTCTTTCTTCCTCTGCCTTCAGTCGCTCCGCTTCAGCAGCCTTTTCTGCTTCAATCACTCCGTTGAAGTAGTCACGCACATGAAGTTCTGTCGTTGGATTAGCTGGGAAACTAACCGCTGATATATCAAAGACCTTCCCAATACGGTCAATGATTCGTGTTCTTGTGTCTGCATCGTAATGATCTTCGTCAACAGTGAATGCGAACGACATCTGCGGATAATTGCCAGCGGCGACATCTTCAAAATGTTCTCTCGCTGATGATGTCTTCGACAGATCTGTGACCTGATGCAGTCCATGTTCATCGATGTCCAGCTTGATGGTGCCAGCGGATGAACGTGCATACACTTTGCCTTCGTGGTCAATGCGATAAACCACGTCAGACATATCCGCTTCATCGAATGCTGTCGGCTCGATTCTCTCGTTGTAGTCTTCTCCATCGATTTCAATGAGCTTATAAGGCTCGAATGTGGATGCGTAGCCTTCCACTAAAAAAGATGGCTCGTCACCATCTTTTCTGACTTCAAACGTCATGTTTCTGTATTCTCTATTCTTCATTTTCGCCACCTTCTAATTCATCTACGTTCTTATACTCTCCACGGATGGTGCGGATATCTCCGCCTTCCACTGGTTCAAGATTGAAAACTTCCCTCGCTTCGTTGATGCTGAATATCCCTCTGTCTGTAAGCTGTGCTGCGACCTGCAGCTTGTCGGAATTGGACATATACTGCAATCTGTTCGCTGTGAAAAAGACTCTGTTTCCTGTCGAACGTTCACGCTCTGTGAACATGGCTTTGGTCAGACCATCTGACAGTGCGATAGAAAACACTTCCACGCACCCTTCGTAGAATGCGCTCCATGTGTCGCCGTATGCCCTGTTCTGCAGAACGTCTTCATTCACTCCGAAATAGTTGTAGACGTTGCTCTGGATCTGTTTCATCTGGTCAGCGTCTACAGTGAATGGCTTGTTCTCATACTGATGAATGTCGCCGTAGGTGTTAGGGAACAGAAGCATTCCGTCAGAATCGCCGCCGAATGCAAGCGAGCCGAAACGCTGTGCTTCTTTCTTCAGGTCTTCATCCTTCGTGAAGTTCTGCATCTTCGCCCAGAACCGGAAGGTCGCTCCGTTCTTGATGGCTTCTTCGATGCCCTGTTTGTTCAGGTCTATCATCTTGACCGTAGGCTCCAGTGCATAATTGGATTCGCCGAAGAAGTCCCTTCTGTACTGGTGCTGTGTCAGGATGACGCATTCGTCAAGCCTTACTGCGGCCATCTGTCCACGCTGGAATTCATAGCGAAGCCATACATCGTCTTTGTACTGCACGACTTCGCACTTCGTAGGAAGTACGGTGTAATATCCTGTGGTCGTAAGGCTCTTATCCTTCACAGGAACGATGAAAGCCGTGTTGTGGATATCCAGTATCGTTGACGTTCTTGACAAAAACTGCGACCATGTCTGCCACTGGTTCGGACCCTGTTTCAATTTCGCCTGAAGTCCTATCTTGGCAGACCCTTCTGAAGTGAATTTCAGTTTGGAAATGTGTCTTGCCCTTGCGTAGATCGCCGCCCTTATAAGCTCGGATTCGTAAATGGATCCTTGCCAGGAATGGAACACCGGCTTATACGGTGTCAGCGTTTTGAAAAATTCCGAATGGACAGCTTTCTGCTGTTCCTTGTTCGGTCGGAAGATTGAATCAAACAATCCCATAAATGATTACCTCTCGTTTTTCAGCTGTGCTTCGTACTGTGACCACCACTTCTGTCTGACTGTGAGTCCGCACAGTAGCGAAGCCATACCATCGATGTGTGCGTTTGCGGATACCTTTATGAGCTTGCCTCTGCCCCTTTCGGTAGACATCTTCACCGCACTATTCAAAAAATGCATCTTCAATAAATCGTTGTTATCTCCGATGCATATCTGTCCGTTTTTCATCAGTCCTTCCGCTTCCTGCATGACACCCCAGAGATTGTCGCCCTGGTAAACGTCATCCATGTTGAATCCGTATCCTTTCATATCCTGTACAAGATACTGTGCAGAATATCTGTCGTATCCGATGACCAGCGGAAGCACCTCCCATCTTTCTACAAGTTCTGTGAACCATCGGTAGCAGTCCTTATAATCAACGTAGTTTTCGCCGCTCGGATCCAGAAGACCACGTTCGATGTAAAGCCTGTAAGGAACACCGTCACGTTCTGCCGCTTCGTCAATCCGCTCGGAAGGAAGCCAGAATTTATTGAACACGTTCAGCTTTCCGTCACGCTCGATGATGACGCATGCACTGGTAAGGTCTGTCGTCTGCGACAAGTCGATTCCGCCTACGCAGTACGAATGTGCGAAGTCTTCGATGTGCAGTTCCTCACCCATGCATTTCTGCACCGTCTGTGTGGAAAGCCATGCTGTTGATGAATTCTGTTTCAGGCAGCAGTATTTCGTTATAAACTCGACCTTCTTGGAAAGAGAGCCTTCTGCTATGGCGATCTCTTCCAGCAGATAGTCCACCGGAACCGATACACCAAGATTCGGATTTGATTTCCGAAGCTCGTTGATGTCGTTCCACTTGTCGATGTCGTCTATCATGTACAGAAACGGCAGCAGTTTCGTTTCTTTGGATTCGCCAAGAAGGAACCTTGTTGACCGCTTCACCAGTTCATCGTATATGGATTCATTCTCATATCCTGAAGTGGTGCATGACAGAAGCAGACCTTCCGGTCTTGCTCCCATACCTGACTTCATGACTTCGTACTGTCGCAATCCGCCTTTGCCCCATGCGGCGATCTCATCGCATATGGTCAGAGATGGATTGAATCCGTCTGACTTCTTCGCAGAAAAAGCTATCTTCTTGACGGTGCTGTTCGTGGATTCTATGAACAGATCTGTCATTCTGTGTCTTGCTGTGTTCGGTTTCGTGTGTTCCTTGTCCTGCAGCAGCTCGTCTTCCAGTGTGATCATCGTCCATATGTCGTTGTAGATGATGTCCGCCTGGTCAAGTTTCGGTGCTACGCAGTAGACCCTTGTTCCGAAGCCTCCGTCCTCAAAGAACGTATAATTGGCGATGGCTGACGCAAACAGTGATTTGCCGTTCTTACGTCCGACCACCAGAAGCACTTCACGGAATTGCCTGAAGCCGTCCTTCGGATTTATAAGACCGAAGATGCATGCCACCATTGACTTCTGCCACAGCTCCAGCTCCAGATTGTCCGGTGCCTTGATTCCTTCCGTATGATGACAGTGCTTTTCTATCCATGCGACCGCTTTCTCCGCCTTTTTCGCATCGTAGGTGTATGTGCCGTCCTCGATGCCGTGAACAATGAGCTCATACAGCATCCGCACCCACTTACCAACAAGCACTCTGCCGTCTTTTATCTGCTGATAATACTCAAGTATGTAATTGTCCATCCTTATCCACCCAGGTTCCCTTAATTCCCATGCTTTTCTGCCCTATTTGGTGCTATCTATTTTTTTGTGG